GCATTAGCATTTTCAAGCATTGCAGCATACACTAAACAAGAGATTGCTCCATTGTTAACAGAAGCAGTTTTCTCTGCAAAAACTCAGTCTTACATCAAGGCTGGTGGTATCTTATTACCTAAAACAAAATCAAGCGTTAAAGTACCTAAATTGGCTACAAACGCAAATTTCCAAACAGATTCTTGCGGATGGAATCCAAGTGGTACAACTACTTTGTCTCAAGCTGAGGTAGTAGTTGGTAAAATCAAAATCGAAGAGACAATCTGTCCTAAAGATTTTGAAGCTTATTTCTCTCAAGAAGCTTTAAAAGCTGGATCTACTTATGAAGATTTCGGATGGGCAGAGTTTCAAACTAAGTTCACAGAGCAAAAGAATAAGATGATCGCTAAGCAATTAGAAGTTGGAATCTGGCAAGGAAATACTGCTAGTAGCAACCCGAATCTTTCTCCATTTGATGGCCTTATTAAGTTGATCGATGCTGGTTCTCCAGTTGACGCAAACGTATCTGGATTTGTATCTGGTGGCCCTATTGCAACAATCACTGCTGCTAACGTAGTAAATGTATTAAATGCAGTTTACAAAGCTATCCCAGTTGAAATTATTAATGAAGCTGACTTAAAAGTAATGGTAGGATTTGATGTTTACAGATTAGCAGTTTTAGCTTATCAAGCATTAAACCTTTACAATTACAAAGTTGATGGTGATGCAAATCAAACTTTTGTTATCCCGGGTACAAATGTAGAATTAGTAGCAGTTAATGGTTTAAATGGTACTGGTGACATCTACGCAACAACTTTGTCTAACATCGCTATGGCGTTTGACTTAGAGGCAGAAGAGGAAAACTACATGATCTGGTACTCTAAAGATAACAACGAAGTTCGTTACAGAGTAGCTTTCAAATTAGGTGTGAACGTAGCTTACACAACTTTATGTGTTAAGTTTAAGTCAGCAATCTAATTAAATAAATAACCAAAGAAAGGCGGTGCAATAAACGCCGCCTTTTTTTTAAACTTTTTTACTATGCCATGCGCAATCACTAGCGGTTTCGTAATCGACTGCCGCGAAAATATCGGAGGCTTACAAGCCGTATTTTTAGCCGAGTTCGGCAATATTTCTGGCGTTACGGAAGTAAGCGGTTTAGTTACCGGCATTACTAAAGTAGCTGGAAAACGTTTTTACAAATTTGAGGTGCCAAGAGCAACCGCAAATACAAGTTCAAATGCAACTGCATCCGAGGAAAACGGATCAGTATTTTATACTCATCAAGTAGTATTTCCTTTAAACAAAAGAGACTCTACAACTGCAAACATTGTACGCACTTTAGCTAAAAGCAAATTGATTGCAGTTACTCTAGACATGGATGGAGTTTATAGAATGTACGGCGAGGGTAATGGCCTTTACTTAGCATCTACTGAAAGTGGATCTGGTACTGGTGCCGGCGATCGTAACGGCTACAACATCACATTGACTGGTGTTGAGAAAGATGATTTTTTACAAGTGTCCAATGCAGTAGGATTGGCTCTTGAGACTGCTGGGTAATTTTACCAATAGTAGTACTTAATTATGCCCTACCTACTTTGTGTGGGTAGGGCATTTTAATTTTTATAACATGTTGCATATATACAAAGGCATTGATAATAATTTAATATTTACCGGCTTAGAATTGGCAACAATTGCTAACCCGAAATACTTGTTTATTTTCACAAGTGCGACAGAAAATTGTGTTACATTTGTAGGAACTAACATAAGCACAGATGCAAGATACCAGAAGGTACTTGTTTTAAAGTCTGTATTTGATTGCAAAGAGAGTGGCACTTGGAGGTATAAGATAAGAGAGCAAGCAAGCGCAACTAACACTAAAGAGAGTTTGAGCGGTGCGATAGTAGAAGAGGGATTTATGTATTTACATGATGAAACCGATTGTCCTCAACCAGAGTACAACGAGCAAGATAACGAATTTAAAACTTATACAAGTGAGCAATAAATATCAATTAATAAACATCCAGTTTGATCAAGCGCAGCAGCCTAGATTTGAAGAGAAAAAAGGCAAGAACTATGTTGAGTTTGGTGCAAAAAACAATTACCCAAATTACTTAATTGAGTTGTATGGTGAATCACCTAAGCACGGCGCAATTGTAAAAGGCAAAGTCAATTATATATTTGGCAAAGGCTTTGAGGGTGTTGAGCAAAAAGCTAATTCTCAAGGTGAGACTTGGAATCAAATCATGAAGCGCTCAATCTTAGATGATGAGTTACAAGGTGGCTATTACTTACAAATCATTTACAATGCTTTAGGTAAGATCAAGGATGTATTTCACATTGAGTTTCAAAAAGTAAGAGCAAGCAAAGACTTGCAAACATTCTATGTTAAGAATGACTGGACTGCTAGCGACTTTAAAGAGAAAGCAAGAGAGTACCCAGCATTCAATCCGAACGATCCTAGTGGGCCGCAAATATTCTTTGTAAAGCAATACAACCCTAAAAGCGATGTATATCCTTTGCCGAGTTATTTCCAAGGCTTGAACTATATTGAGAGTGACATCCAAGTAAGCAGACACATTTTAGGCAATGCAAAGCACAACTTTGTTGCTACTAAATTGATTAACTTTAATAACGGCCTACCTCAAGAAGAGGAGCAAGAAATGGTTGAGACAGACTTGAAACGTAAGTTTGCAAACCATGACGGCGATCGTGTGGTGATTGCATTTAACCCATCTAGAGAAAATGCAGTTGATATTGTAAACTTAGGTGAGACAAGCTTAACAAAAGAGGATTTTACGAATGTCAATAATTTGATCATGCAAGAGATTTTTTCTTGTCATCAAGTTACAAGTCCGATGTTATTCGGTATCAAGACAGAGGGCCAATTAGGTGGCAGAAGCGAGATCCGCGATGCTTACCAGATATTCCAAAATACTTATGTAAATGAGCGCCAGCAAGAGCATGAGCAAACATTCACTAAATTAATGAATTTAGCCGGCATAGAGGGCGAGTTTAAGATTGTACCAGTTGAGCCATTAAGCTTTGAATTTAGCGAGGCTATTATGGCTGCAAATTTAACTAAAGATGAAATAAGAGATTTGATGGGCAAAGAAGCTTTAGATACAAGTGTTAAAACACAAGCACAAATTATCAGTGACAACATTAATTCGCTTAGTCCATTGGTAGCTAATAAGGTTTTAGAAAGCATGACAAGTGATGAAATTAGAAGTTTGGCTGGCTTAGTACCTAAAGACCTTACAATAGATGCAAGCGGTAATACAATCGCATCGCAACCAATATCGGCTGCAAATGAGTCTATTAAAAATCTAACTGGTCGCCAGCACCAAAATGTGATGCGCATTGTGCGTCAATTTGGATCTGGTAAGATCAATAAAGCACAAGCATCTTTAATGTTAAAGAATGGCTTTGGCTTTACAGATGCAGATGTTGACACCTTCTTAGGGATTGATGATGATCCGTCAACAGAGCAAGCTTTTGCATCTATGCAAGATGACTTATTATTGAATGAGTTTGCATCATGTGGTGATAATGTAGAAGATTTTGAGGTAGTAGAAACACATGACGCTAAAGGTTATCAAGCTTTTGCGGATGAGGAAATCAATGTACTTAAAGCAAATGTCTTAGATTTAATTAGCAAAGACAAGCGTGTGACACCAGAGGTTATGGCCAAGGTGCTAAATAAAAGTGTTGAGCAAATAGATAATGCGCTTGAGGCGCTAAAGCTTGAGGGGTACTTAGTCCAGACTGGAATGGAAATAAGTATTTTAGCCCCTAATTACACACCAGTAGTGAGAAAATTGACTCAGCCTTTAAGTAAAATTCCGGGCGGTGACAAGACAACTAAGACCGAGGTGTTGCTTAGATATACTTACTCTGGGCCAGAGGATAGTAAAAATAGACCATTTTGCGCAAGAATGTTGCAACTGGCTAAGACTAAACTTTGGAGCCGCGCAGACATAGAGAATATCAGTGAGCGTTTAGGTTATTCAGTTTGGGATCGCAGAGGCGGTTGGTTTACAGAGCCAAACGGCAACCATAGACCATATTGCAGACATAGATGGCAAGTTAAAATAGTAACTAGAAAAAAATAAAAAATGAGTTTAAACATACTTTTTATAACAGAAACACTTGTCAAAAGTCGCACCGCTATAAGTGATGCGATTGATGGCAAGCAAATCTTGCCAGTAATCAAGCTTGCTCAAGATAAATTTATATTGCCGGCTTTAGGATCTGGCCTTTATAATAGACTACAAGAAGGAATTGACATCGGCAATTTAAGTCAAGACGAGAAAAACTTGCTTGATAATTACATCACAGATACTTTGTTATGGTTTACAATTGGCGAGATGGTGATCAGCACCAGCTTTCAATTCTTTAGCAAAGGCGTGTTACAGAAAGGTGCAGAAGAGAGCAACAACCCATCTAAGGGCCAGCTTGAGTTATTAGAGCGCAAGTACATGAGCAATGGCGAATTTTACAAGCAAAGATTGATTGATTATTTAAGAGAAAATAGCACCATGTTTGAGCAATACTTACAATATGGTGATGGCTTTGATGCTATTGCACCACAGATACAAGCTTACACATCGCCGATCTATTTAGGTAGAAGAGGCACTACACGCAAAGTTAGCAATCTTGATTTGCCTTATAATTTTAACAATCCTTATGAAGATACGCAGTTATAAACGCGAGTTTGTTGAGCGAGTAAAAATGAAATTTAATGACATACAATCAAGTAATAACGGAACTAAAAGCAATACTGGCAACGCATGCGATGATAAAAAGCATAAAGAATGCAACGCCAAGAGAGTGGCTCTTCGCAGATAGCCAGCCGGTTTTTCCTATTGCTTGCGTAGCAATTAACAACGGATCACTTAACGTAGGCCGTGAGCAAGTCTATAATATCACTTTATGGTTTTTAGACAAGGCTGGACTTGAGGGTGAGTTTGAGCAAGATGTAACTAGCGATCAGTTGCAAATATGCGCTGACATAATAAGCAAGTTAAGGAATGGCGCAAACAACTGGCAGATTGATGACAATATAACATATAATTTAATACTAGATAAGTTTGAGGACTATTTGAGTGGTGTTGAGATAAGCTTTAACATGACTACTTATTCCGATTACGATGCTTGTGACATACCATTAAACCCATAATAAAAATGAGTTGTAATTCTACAAGCGCTGACTTAAGGCCGGCGCAATACAATGTAAAGATTTGGCGCAATGATAGCTGGGCGCAGACCTTTGCTTTATTAGCAGACACTACGCCTATTGATTTAAGCGGTTGCACTATTTTAATACAAGTAAGACCAACGCCAACAAGTAGCGTGGTCGCTTTGACCTTATCTACTGCAAATAGTAGCATAAGCATTGGAGGTATAAATCGCAATCAAATTACTTTAAACAAAATTGTAGATGTAGCTGCTGGCACTTATGTCTATGATATGAATGTGACATTCCCTAGCGGCGAGGTCAAAACATATCTTTGGGGTAATTTTATTGTTCAAGAGGATGTATCAAAAGCATAGACAACATGGAAATAATAAATGTAACGGACGAAATAATTGAAATAAATGTCACAGAGGCGGTTGTTAATATCGTAACACAGACCGGCGCTTACCCATTGCCAAGCAATGTGTTCAGCGTATTCGGCAGAGTGGGCAACGTAGTAGGACAAGTTGGTGACTACACAACCAGCTTAGTGACTGAGGGAACGAATCTTTATTACACAGACGCTAGATCCAGAGCGGCGATTAGTGAAAATATTACTGGAATTAATTACGATAGTGCAAGTGGTATTTTTTCAATGGCGAGCGGTTATGCGATAGCAACAACTGCAAGCCAAGATACTTGGGATGCTGCTTATAATGATAAAATAAATAGTGCATCTGTAACTGGTACAAGCACAAAGACATTGACACTTAATCAGCAAGACGGCGGCACAATTACTGCATCATGGAGCGATGCAGACACCGGATTGACATCGGTAGGATTATCTATGCCGGCAGCGTTTAGTGTGTCTGGCTCTCCATTAACTAGCAACGGCACTATTGCCGTGACTGGATCTGGTACAACGGCACAATATGTAAGAGGCGATGGCACGCTAGCTAGCTTTCCATCTTTGACTGGCTTTGTGCCTTACACTGGCGCAACTGGAAATGTCAACTTAGGTACACATAGTTTAAGTGCTTATGATTTAATAATAAACCATACAAGCGGAAGCGGTGTAGCTGCATCAATTACTAAGGGCGGCAATGGCGAGGCTATATCTGTTGTTAAGACAAGCGGTAGTGGCAACGCTGCAAGTATTACTGGCGGTGTTACTTTACTTGATGAATTACATTTAACAACCGATTTAGCAGATGCTTACATAGCAAGTGCAAGTAATTGGAATACTGCATACACTAATAGGATTACAAGTGCATCTGCACCTTTAAGCATAGCTGCAAACGCTATATCTATAAGTCAAGCTAATACAACAACAAACGGATTCCTTTCATCAACAGACTGGAATACATTTAACAATAAACAAGCGGCTGGCAATTATATCACCGCTTTAACTGGTGAGGCTACTGCAAGTGGGCCGGGATCAGCATCGGTGACTTTGACAAATAGCGCAGTTACTGGCAAGGTACTTACTGGATTGAATATTACTGGTGGTAGTGTAAGTGCTACTGATTCAATATTAAATGCATTTGGTAAGGTACAAAATCAAATAAACGGATTAATAGGCGGAGCAATATTCCAGTCAGTATGGAATGCATCTACAAACACACCTACTTTAACATCAAGCGTAGGTACTAAAGGTTATTACTACATTGTAGATGTAAGTGGTACAACAAACCTAAACGGCATCACAGACTGGAGGGTTGGTGACTGGGCGATATATGATGGCACTGCATGGCAGAAGGTAGACAACACAGACGCAGTTAGTTCGGTTAATGGATTTACTGGCGCAGTAAGTTTGACTACTGCTAATATTTCGGAGGCTACAAATTTGTATTATACAGATGCAAGAGCAAGGGCCGCGATCACATTAACTACAACTGGCACAAGTGGTGCTGCGACTTATAGTGGTGGCACTTTAAACATTCCACAATATCAAGCGGTGTTAACTAATCCGGTGACTGGTACTGGTACAACAAACACCTTGCCTAAGTTCACTGGCACCAGTGCAATAGGCAATTCAAACATCACTGATACTGGATCTTTAATTACTTTGGGATCTAATACTACAATATCAAATGGTGGTTTACAAGTTGGTATAAATACATTAGGTTCTTCAACTATAAGAGTTGGGAAAAACTTGACGGGCGCAGTTGCTATAAGTGCAATTTTAAATGATGGAGCAGTGCAAAGTGATGTAACTTCAAATGTTTTTAATTATCGTTCAGGTACAAGAACTGCTGCTTCAACTTTTACTTTATCTAATTTTAGTCATTTTTTTGCAGACCAAACTTCAATAGGTGCAGGTTCAAGTATTACAATACAAGAAGGATTTGTTGTAAATAGTAATATGACGGGTGCAACTAATAATTATGGATTTAGAGGATTAATTCCAAGCGGTACTAATCGTTGGAACTTATTTATGGATGGTACTGCTGCTAACTATTTAGCTGGTGCATTATTAGTTGGCACTACCGCAGATGCTGGGTTTTTATTTAGGGTAAATAATGGCACATCAAGATTTAATGGTGCTGCTTTTGCTTTACCAGCTTCTAGTGGTACAACACAAACTGGTTTAATACAAAGAATAGGCAATAGCAATTCCCTTGTAAATATAGATATGGGTGGTAATGATTCAGGTGGTATGTGGTTACAGGTTGCTAATTCAGGTAATTTAGCTGCTACTTATCCTTTAATGCTTAACCCAATTAGTGGTCAAGTATTAATCAATACATCTACAACATCTGCTTTTGCTTTAGATGTTAATGGTACTGCAAGGGTTAGTGGTCAATTAACTGCTAATAGCTTTGTTCCTACATCAAGCACAATACCTACTAATGGAATGTATTTAAGTGGTACAAACACACTTGGATTCGCTACTAATGGTACACTTGATATGGTGATTAATGAAGCTGGTAATGTGGGTATAGGAAATGTTGCATTTGCAGGTTATAGCTTATATCTTGGAAAAGATTTATCTGGTGCTGTTACATCGGTAGGAGTAGCACAACAAGGTATTGTTGCTTCAACAACAATTAATGAAGCTCGTTCTTTTGATTCTCTTGCTCGTACTGCTGCTGCATCTTTTACATTAGGAACTTATACACATTATAGAACTCAACAAGCAACATTAGGTGCAGGAAGTGCGATTACAAACCAATACGGATTTTTGGCAGATGCTTCATTAATTGGTGCAACTAATAACTATGGATTTTACGGAAATATACCTGCTGCTACGAATAGATGGAACTTATACATGAACGGCACTGCTAACAACTATTTAGCAGGAAAATTAGGCATAGGTAGTCCTACTTTAACTAATGTATCTTTAAGATTAGCAGTAGGTATTTCTGGTTCAACTACTTCTCACGCATTTTTAAACGTTGGAACAATATTATCAGATGTAACAACATTAGCTAATTATAATATGACATCTGCAAGTACACAAGCTGCAGCTTTCACATTATCTGATTTAATACATTATAGAGCAACACAAGGTACTTTTGGAGCAGGTAGTACTGTAACTAATCAAGCAGGATTTGTTGTTGAAAGTAGCGTAGTTGGTGGTACTAATAATTATGGGTTTCAAGGTAATATTCCTTCAGGTACTAATAGATGGAATCTTTATATGGCAGGAACGGCTGCTAACTATATGGCAGGTGATTTAGGAATAGGAGCAATTCCTGGTGGTGCAAGAAAATTAGAAATTGGGTTAAATGATGCAACTACTTATACAACTACAACATTAAGCAACGGATTGAGTATTACAAATACATCTGCTACTACAAATTCATTTGCAGGTATATTTTTATCAGCAAATCCAACAACAGGCAATGCGGCAAGAGCATCAATAAATGTAATTGCAATAAGTGGTGGAACAGGTGACTTAGCTTTTACTACAAGAAATGCAAGTGTTCAAGCTGAAAAAATTAGAATTAAAGCACAAGGTCAAATGCGATTCGTTCCATTAGCTTCTGACCCAAGTGGTGCAGAGGCAGGGGATGTTTACTATAATTCAACAACAAACAAACTAAAGGTGTACAATGGTACAACTTGGGAAACAATAACTTCATTATAAAATAAATAAAATGGCAAATTTTCAATGGGTAATCCCACAAGATTCAATGGTAACGGCTAAAAGCCTAGATGGCTTATCAGATGTAGTAGTAACAGTAAATGCATACAGGGAAATAAATGATGGTACAACATCAACACAGATTCCTGTTTGTATTGGCTTAACACCACCAACAGAAGGGTTCATTCCTTATGCTGACCTTACTCAAGAAATCGTAGAAGGTTGGTTAAACGCAGGAACAGATGTCCCAGCTTTAGATGCTGAACTTGCTATCCAATTAGATAACATTATTAATCCTAAGACAGTAGTACTTCCTAATCCTTTCTAATGAAAGACATTAAGCACTATTTACTTATTATCCTTACATTCTTTGCTATGGTGTGGCTATACGAGTCATGCCATAGCTCAAGTGCTGTTATAGAGTCTGTAAAGACCGATACTGTATATCAAACAAATGTAACCACCAGGTGGAAACAAGGAAAAGATATTCCTTATGTTATAATAGCTACAGATACTGTACATGATTCTGTACAAATTACCGTACATGATACTATACGCATAATGACCGATTATATGCGTACTTATGCCTATTCTGACACCATTAAGGTAGATTCTAATACCTTTGTCATCAACGACACTATAAGCCAAAATAAGATCCAATCAAGGGGATTTGAGGCTAAAATAACCGAAAAAACAATACTTACCACCATTACTAAGGCAGATAAAGCTAAGAATACTCTTTATTTGGGCTTTAGAGGCGATTTAAGCGAGTCTAATGGCTTAGAAGTACTAAGTCCTGGAATCATGCTTAATGCCAAAAATAAGGCTCTAATAGGTCTTAATGTAAATATTAATAAAAACTTTAATATAGGCTACTCAGGTAGTATATATTTTAAATTAGGTAAAAAGTAAGTAAATGGCAGCTAAAAAAGACGTTAATGTAAGTGCTAATCCTCTACCGATTAGCTTTTCTCAGTTTAGTAAAGACCCAATCAAAGGAACTATGTTCCTAGTTATAATCGGTATAACTGTTCTTTATGTAGATATTAGAGGCAATTTCAACAATCAGATTAACTCTCAAGACGCTAGGATTACTAATCTTGAGTATAAGGATAGCCTAAAGACTCAGGCTTTAATTGAGTGTAAAACCGCATTAAGTTCTACTACAACTAAGCTTGAAACCTTAGATGCTATGGGGGCTATTAAATCATCAGTTAAATAAAAGGCAATGAAGTCAGTTCTTTTGATATTTGGTTTTCTAACAGTTACAGCAACAACTATAAATGTTACAGCTAAAAAGGAAGATAAGGTAGTGACTGAAGATAAGGAGTTCGAGCAATTTATGACTGAGTTTAATAGCACAATGACTAAGAACAAAGCTGTTCAAGTAAAAGCAGATCAGGCTAAAGAAGCTATAGTAACGTCTACCGTTAGCAAGTTCGCTGAGATTAAGCAAGAGGTTAACACATTAAAAAACGAACTAAATGAAGTTAAGCAGACTTTGGATAGTGTTAGTAATGATACTGCTATCAGTTTCAAGTTACTCCCAATATCCCATCACAAAAAAGATTAAGGGTGACTCTGTTGTTATAATGACCATTGGTCAAGCGGACACTATTAACAAATTATATAAGTCCTATAACGATACAATAATCGCTTATAAGGACTCGTTATCACATAAAAACAATTTATATGTTACAACAAATAGTAAACTACGCAGTAAAGAAGATTCAGTCAATATTTACAGATTTCATATCCAAAATATTAAATCTAGCTCAACAATTGATCCTGAGTTTAAAAGAAACTTTGAACAAGAGCAAGGATTAAATAGACTATGGACATTACTATTGTTTGTAGCATTAGCATTAATAAAAATATAATAATATGAAACAGTTTTTCCAAGAAGATAATGGTAGATTTAGTATGAAGCGTTTATGTGGGTTGTTATGCGTTTTAGCATTATGTATTACTATGTACCATAACCAATTTAGTGAACAACATTTTGCCCCAAGTTCAATTCTTGTAGAATCAGTAGCTTTGTTAGCATTCGGTTGCTTAGGTTTAACCTCAGTAGAGAAAATATTTAAGAAAGATGCCTAAGAACGAAAAGATAATTTTAACACTTGGCTTCCTATTATGGTTGCTAGGATTAGCATATTTTGTAAATCAAATTATTTAAGATGAAATTGACAGCACACTTCTCACTAGCAGAGTTTACTCGTAGTGAATCAGCAAAAAGACATGGAGTATCTAACGAACCTACTCCTGAGCACATTGAAAACATTAAAGTACTATGTGAAAAAGTATTAGAACCAATCAGAATGAAGTTTGGTCCTATTACGCTTTCTAGTGGTTACAGGTCAAAGATGCTTAATCACTTCATAGGTGGAGCATTAAAATCAGATCATAGTTTTGGTTGTGCGGCAGATATCGACCAAGATGGTTCAGGTAGCACATATACAAACAATGATATATTTCACTATATCAAAGACAATCTTAAATTTAAGCAGTTAATAGCAGAGTTTCCGAAGGATGGTAAATTAGGATGGGTTCATGTAGCTTATGATGCTAATAATCTAAAGCAAGAAATATTGATTGCTAAAGATAAAACAGGCGGAAGAACTAACTATGTTACTTATAAGGGTAACGAGAAGTTAGTAAAATAAACCAAAACCAAAACCACACATAATGAGCAAGAAAAATGTCCTAGTAATAGGCGACACTCATGAACCATTCTGTCATCCAGGCTATAAAGCTTTTTGCTATGAAGTAGCGAATAAGTTTCAATGCTCTGAGGTTGTACATATTGGAGATGAAGTTGACAATCATGCCATCAGTTACCATGAATCTAAACCTGACGGACATGGAGCAGGTAGAGAAGCAGACTTAGCACAAGCTGCTATGTACAAATGGTACAAACAATTCCCTAACGTAAAAGTATGTATTGGTAACCACTCAGCCCTTCATAAAAGAAAGGCTCAAACAAGCGGTTTACCAGAACGATTTATTAAGTCCTACGAACAGGCTTGGGATGCCCCTAAAGGCTGGAAATGGGCTTTAGAATGGGAAATAGACGGTGTTCTATATACTCATGGTACAGGATCATCAGGACAAGCAGGTGCAATCAATAGAGCAAGAGATGCTCGACAATCAACAGTAATAGGTCATATACATAGCTTTGGAGGTGTTCTTTATAGCTCATCTGATAAGGATATGATATTCGGCATGAATGTAGGCTGTGGTATCGATATTGATGCCTACGCTATGGAGTATTCACGACCTTTCCCCAAAAGACCCACATTAGGCTGTGGAGTTGTTCTAGATGGCGGAAGAGTTGCTATATTTGTTCCGATGCCTCTAGGCAGTAAGATTATTAGGTTACCTAGAAAGTAACTATAGTCTAGTAAATATAAAGAAAGTGTGTATTGCATTGTTAATCAATGGGGTATGCACTTTTTATTTCCATTAGAATTAAATCGTAAATTTGTATGAACAGAGAAGTAGACGTTAAGATTAACCAATTAATGAAAGAAAAGACTCACTTAGAAGCTAGGCTTGAGTTGATTGTAAAGGAATTACGACTTACTGTTTTAAAAAATAGTATCACAAATGTTAATGCACATCATACAACTGACCGAAGAGGAAGATGACAGCTATGATTTCCAGGATAACTCTGAGGAATCAGATGCTTATATCAACATCTATCAGGTGGCGAGTGTAACGGCTGATGAAGAAAATAGTGATAGGTGTTTTGTATATATGTCTAATGAGGATTACTTCTATGTAAACGAATCAATGGATAGTTTTACAGCAAGGTATCAAGCAGTCCTTTACGGATCAGTATTGACAAAGTTTTATGACACTAGAAATAGTCATAATTAAAATAGCTCTCATGTGTGGTGTGTGATTGTGTGTAGTTTTGGTTAATCCCTCAGGTAAAATCTGGGGGATTTTTTATGTGTCAAAAAACGCACTTTTTGATATATGTTTAGTTTATATAAGTCAAAAAAAGACCCCACTATGAATAGCAGGGTCTAACTATTAAACTACAAACAAAACATACTACTTTTTGTTATACTGATTAGCTCCGTAACCTATAGTTACTGCAACAGATATAACGTATAATGCTCTTTCATACCATTCCCACATTGTTGGGTTATACTTATTGATAATGAAAGCAAACGGTAGATACAAACCTACTAATAAAAGTGATAAGTTGATTAGAATATCTCTATAAATTTTTGAGTTCATAACTAAAATGGTAATTTTTTGTCAGTTGGTTTATAATCACCTGCTTTAAATGTATCCATTTCGCAATAGAAATCACTTTGTTCAGGTCCTGCGTTCTTTTTGTCTTTGATAAGGATAGAACACCATCCTTTGTTAGATGCTGCAAACTCATTTAGTTTCTTTAAGTCCTCTGGACCGAATGATACTTTTCTGAATGATCCGTAAGCTGATCTAAGTGTAAAACATCTTCCTAAGAAGTTCTCTTTTTGTGTTGCCATGATATTTGTTTTGGTTTATAAACTATTTTTAATTCCTTCTTTAAATTTCTCTAAGTATAATACAGCATCCATAAGTTCTTGCTGTAAATGCTCAGCCCATTCTTTGGTGTTTAAGTCAGTTCTGTCAAGGTTAGTTCCGTATTTAGTAAAGCCAATGTTAGCTCTATCTTTATACTTCGTAATAACAGACTCGACTATACTGTCATACTTATTCTCCATGTCCTTTATATTTTCTTACTTGTTCTTTAAGTTGTGCTCTCCATTTGATGTCTACTGTACCATCATTTAAGATGTCTTCTACTAACTTAATAGTTTCAGCAGTTACAAACTTGCTTTCCTTAGGAACTACAGTAACCTTAACTTCTTTTGTAGTTGTCTTAGTTACTTTTTCTGCCTTGTTGTCTAACTCTAGATTTTCCATAATTGTTGTTTAGCGTCCTTGACCACGATATGCTTTAGGTCTTGGACTATGTTTGTTATAAGATTTCTTTGCCTTACCTTCTTTACGCTTCCCGAAACTCACCTTTGTACTCGTCCCAGATGCTGATTTTGCTTTCGCCATTGTCTAAAAATATTGTTAAATTAATTGTTCCGTCTGATACTTGTTGACATACAATAGATGTGCCACCGCACATACCTAAATGAGTTAAGAACTCTATTTGTGATACACTTAGTCTATCACCTATAGCTTTAATCTCACAAGCAATGAATTGACCATAGTTCTTATGGTAACCAATGATGTCAGGTAAACCTTTCTTACCAATGAAAGACCTTCCCTTAACTGCTAGGTTATTATTCCTCCATACTTCATAACCTAAACTATCTAAATATTCTAGCATCATCTTGGTTAAGTCACTTGCTGTTTTGTATGTCATATAAACGAAATTACACTAATTAATTTAATTATGATGTGCAAGAACAATTAAAAGCAGGGTTTAAATCAATCAAATCTTGACCCTTAAATAAATCATTTTGAGCCATCATTAGCAAATGTTTATAGGTTGTATCTTGAAAATATGTGTGACCTGCACCATGTTTTTTGCTTAATTCTTCATCTTCTATCCATTCATTAGCTAATTCAGGATAGCTACGCATTATGTTAATTATAGCATTCTTGCCTTTAAGGAAACATAAAGTACAGTTTCCTAGTATTGCAGGGATTTCTAAATTATAAGATTTTTTACTCCAATAATCATTTACTTGTGCCTTATCAATACCTGCTTCATATAAAGGAAATCTAGGATGAATATAAGCTTGTCTTTGTTCATAACCTTTAACTCTTCTTTCTTCATCTGCTCTAAACCCTACAAGCCATTCATAGTTTTGTTTACCATGATTAGCTCTTAACCATCTTTTAGCAGTCTTAATTTTAAGCTCTATAGTACAACCACGCTTAACTCTATTAGGTATATACTTCCATTTAGCTTTCTCTAACATTCCTCTAAATCCACCTTCAAACATTACCCTAATGATTGGTATGCCTTCATGTGCTTCAAAATCATTTATAAACTTATATGTCTTGGGGTGTTCTCTACCAGTATCTGCAAAGATTACTAAATCACCTTCACGATAATTTAAAATTGTCATCATTGCACTTGTCTTACCACCACTAAAATTTATTACTCTTTTCATTTTGTAAAATTATGTTAATCGAAACGTATCATCTCGACAGTTGGAACTTTTACATATCTTATGCCCTCGACTATCTTAGTTTTACCCCATTTAAAGTGTCTTCTTGCCTTAATTCTAAGCATTTCTGCACGTATAAAGTAGATTCTGTCTTTAAGGTCAAAGTTGATAGCAAAGAACTCAACTCTTGTATCTGCTATGCCACTTGGTTTACCATTATTCTCATATTCAAGCCACATATATTTCTGCTTTAAGGCTTTTGGCTGTTGGATAACGAGAATTTTTGTGTTCCTAGCAAACAATAACAATGCCTGATAAGTGCCATCTTTAGCCTTAGCTTGTTCTATGTCGAACTTACGAGTATTCTTATAGTTCCTATTTAAGTCCACTTCTCTTTGGTAGTTTTAGTTTTTTAGCATAGTAGTAAAGAGTTTTTGTGCCTACACCAATACCAACTGCTATATCATTTAAGTCATGAAACCTAGCAGTATCATACCATGCTCTAGTTATAATACGTTGCTTCATGTTCTCAATGTTAAGGTCTTCACCTTCTATTACTTCTACCTCGATAAATTTTTGCTTCATAGTTTATAGTTTATAGTCTTCAAATGTGGTTGTTTCTCCAATAAATCTAATAGGTATATTACCAGTCTTACCATGTCTATTCTTTTCTACCTTAACAATAACTAGGTCGTCAGGATGATACTCCTTACCACCAATCTCTACAGGTTCTTTCATTTCATAGTAAGATGGTCGCATAAGCATAATAACAATGTCAGCATCTTGCTCAATACTACCTGATTCTCTAAGATCAGACAACATAGGTAACTTATCAGCTCTTTCTTCAACCTTTCTAGATAACTGTGATAAGGCAATAATTGGTACTTCCAACTCTTTGGCTAAGGCTTTAAGGCTTCTGCTTATAAAACTTACTTCCTGCTCTCGGTTTTGGTTTTGTTTGCCTTGTCCACTCATAAGTTGAAGATAGTCTAGGAATATTACCTTAATACCATACTTCTGCTTAAGAATAGTAGCCTTAGCTCTGAGTTGTGAGATACTGATTCCTCCAGTATCTTCTATGTAGATGGGTGCTGTGATTATCTTGTCATCGGTCTTTAAAAGTAGCTTACGTTCATAGTCATTCAAATTATTCGTTCTAAGGCGTTTTAAGGGCACTTGACTCGTTATTGACTCTAACCTTTCAACAAGCTGTTCGGAGCTCATTTCGAGGCTAAAAATAGCCGTAGGAACGCTATTTAGGATTGCTAAGTGATAAACACTAGAAAGCATCATTGCTGTCTTACCAGCTCCTGGTCTTGCAGCTATGATACATAGATCAGGTTTACACCATCCAGCAATCGTTTGGTTTAACTCTTGGAATCCTGTATTAAATCCTAAAAGTTCGCCATTACTTGCTAAATCCCTAGCAAAGTTGATAGCCATAACTACGTCAGTTATGCTTTTTTCATAGATATTGCCATATTCTTGGATAGATAATAGTTGACTATTAAGGTCAGACAAAAGGTCTAATGACTGACTATCATTATCTAAGCATTGATTCTCAGCTATTCTAAGCACTTTATAAGCTTCACGCTTCTTATACATCTCAATAACAATCTCAATATGGGTGTTTATGTGGGCTGTTGAAGTTACATTATCAGTTAACTTAGATAGGTAAAAAGCTCCACCAACATCTTGTATTTCCTTATCTTGGGAAAGTTTTTGAGCTACGGTAGTAAGGTCTATAGATATGTTACTATCATACATTTCCTTAATAGCGTTAAAGATTTTTTGGTGCTTTAGATCGTAGAATATGTCAGTTTTTAGATGACCTATAACCAATGGTATAGTCCTTTTGTCTAAAAGCAATGCACCAAGTATGTTAGATTCAATATCTAAAGCTTTTGGTAGGTTTATAGCAATCATAGTGCTTCTATTTCTTGTTTAACCTCTTTGTAAAAATCTTTCCAGTTAAAACCATTTCTATCATCTTCAATAAATGATAATATTTCATCTAC